GTTTTTTCTTCTTTTTCTCTTCTTCTTTGGGCGGGTGGAAGGTGACACCCAGACTTTCGTTAAAATACGGGAGGGTGCCCGCATGCAATTGAGGTGGGAGGAGGCCCACCGACCTGTCGTTATTTTCATTAATATTCTCATCCGGCATGGGGGCGAAAAGAGTGGAATTGATCTCCGCAATCTCCGGGTGCGTCATGGTTTTCTCCTCGTTTATAACGAGGCCAATCAGTCGCCCGTGATGGATCATGCGGGGTTTCAGGATCCGCTTCCCCTCTACCGGCTCTTTCGTAAGGCAGTCATCACCATTAATGAGACAACGGTGATCACGCCAATTTTTGAATTTAATGTCCCCTCCCAGCAGTAGATCAGTGAGCGCTAAATCGTTCAGCGTTTTATTGATCAGGCAGAGCATAGGAAAGCTCATTACACTGCCCATCGGCTGTCCGGTCTTTGCACCCACACCGAGCCCGCAGACTCTCAAATCTGCAAGCACACGCAGGCATCTGGTCTGCTCTGCGTCCAGCGGTGGATCCGCTCTGGTTTCGAGAACCTTCACGGTGGCGGCCACATACGCCAGCTTTATATTGTCTGTAGCTGACTTGTAATCGACCGAAATATATTCACCTTCACCGTTCAGTTCGTTGACCTGGTTTTCGTCCGGGGGCCCGACTAATAACCATCCCTTCCTTGAAAGCGACCGATAAAGGCTCGAGTGGAGCGCGGTCAGGACCTCCGTATTGTGGGATGAATAGAGTGTGACAAGTCTCGGCTTACCGCCGCTCACCACCACTTTACTCTCGCACCACGCAGAAAAATCCTGCTCCACCCAGTTGCCACCGTCTCTTCGAGAGACGTCCAAGGCCGCATGACCGTTCGGGATGAACGGCCGTTTTTTCCGGTTCCACCCTCGCTCCACATTCCCTGCGAGGGTCTTTTCGAAGAGTTTGACGTGCCCCTCATTCACGTCCACGTCCTTCTGTCGCTCCTGCCACCATTCTCTCTCCACTGTCTTGGTTTTTGACAGAGTGCAGTTGTTACACCACCCTCTTTCCAGCTTCATTGAGGTTTTGATGGACAGTTCCGCAAGTGGAGGTAGGTCGGCTCCAAATGCACTTCGAACAGCGGCCCTGAGCTGACCGCATTCGACACTGCCGACTTGGCTCACCTTGCCTTGGAAACGTTCGAGGTCTGGTTCCTCACTGAAGCACCGGCTAAAGTACTCCACAACGCTCCGCGCCTTATCGGTTAGACGCGCCGCGAACGTGCAGCCATCTAGACTCGACTCCTCGTCTAGACAATCATACACGCCGCCGGTTTTTTCAGTGTCAACGGACACCTCTTCCTGGGGGCAAACCTCAGCCCCATTTTGTTCCATTCTATCGACGCGTACCCGACGAAGCACCAACCCATCGTCGTAGTCACACGCATCGAACAGCCGGACTGGCTGATTTCCCACGTCGCCTGGCGAACTTCTTTGAGCAGGCGCTTCCTCTCCCTCGCC